CGACAGCACAAAAGCGTACAACGCGCCATGCTGACACTCCCCAGATTGATACACCCCACGCAAGACGTAGGGTGACACTTGTGGACTATGAATATGCTGATCTTATTGATGAGCAAGATAAAGTCCGTATGCTTATTGATCCAACCTCTGCCTATGCTCAAGCAGCCGCTTTTGCTTTAGGCCGTGCGATGGACGATGAGATCATCTCAGCAGCACTGGGTACAGCATTTACTGGTGAGACAGGCAGCACATCTACTGCGCTTCCTGCTGGTCAGCAAATTGCTGACGGTAGTGCAGATCTGACTGTTGCTAAACTAAGGACTGCTAAAAAGACCTTAGACCTTGCGTCAGTTGATCCGTCAATCCCACGCTACATAGCTGTAGGCCCAGATCAGATTGAAGCATTGTTAGGTGATACAAACGTCACCAGCAGCGACTTCAACACGGTCAAAGCTTTAGTACAAGGTGAGGTAAACCAGTTCATGGGCTTCACCTTTATCGTGTCAAATCGTTTGTCAAAAGCTGGCAACATCCGTTCATGTTTTGCATGGGCAGAGGATGGTCTTGCTCTGGCGATTGGTAAAGATGTGATGGCAAGAATAGATGAGCGTTCCGACAAAGGTTACGCAACGCAAGTCTACTATTGCATGAGCATTGGTTCCACTCGCATGGAAGAAGAAAAAGTTGTCCAAGTTGACTGTGACGAATCAGCGTAAGGAGTGGTAAATTATGACTACGAAAAATTCAGATCTTGTAGCTAATTTTGAAGCCTCTCCACAGATTGCCAACGACAGCCAAGAGTTACACGGTGTTCTGCGTGTTGCTCAAGGCACGGTTGCGTTAGCTGCTGGTGACAGCACCGACAATGATATTGTCATGCTGGCTCCAATCCCAAGTAATGCTTCTATCACAGCCATACAGGTTGCGGCAGATGCGCTTGGCGGTAGCTGCACATTCAATGTTGGCATCTATCAGACAGACGGAACTGTTGTAGACGAAGACTTCTTTGCAACGTCAGTTGCAGACGGAACTACAGCGGTTGCGGATCTGAGGACAGAGGCAGCAGACATCAACACGATTGGTGCGAAACTGTACACAAATGCAGGAGCGTCAACTGATCCGGGTGGGTATTACTACATAGCCGCTACATTCAATGCCACTGGTGGCACTGGTGGCGATATGTCGTTTATCATCCACTATGTTGTAAACTAAAGGATTGAGAGGGCGGTGCAAGCCGCCTTCTCTTCTATGGTAGGGGGGTCAATCCGAAACACCTCCCCGCCACCATTTAGGAGTTTGCTATGGCATCAGTGGTTGACTTGTGCAACAGAGCATTGGACTTGCTAGGCGCGGCAAACATAACTGCGCTAACTGAAAACTCAAAAGAAGCGAGATTATGTAACGGCAACTTTGATGATGTCAGAGATGCTGTTTTGCGTTCTCACCCTTGGAACATAGCAATCACAAGAAAAGCCTTGCCAGCCGACTCTGACACTCCGGCGTTTGGTTTTTCATTTCAGTTTAGTTTGCCCACAGATCCATTTTGTTTGCGCGTCCTATCGTTTTGGAACAGCAATGTAAACAACGATGTGGCTGCGTATGACAGCAACGTGATGTTTAAAATTGAAGGCCGCAAGGTTTTATCGAATGAAGACACATGCAATATCATTTACATAGGCCGCATCACTGACACCGAACTATATGATAGCCTTTTGAACAAAGCTATATCAGCGCGTCTAGCGGCTGAGATTGCCTACAATATTACAGGCAGCAACTCTGTTGCACAAAACATGCTTGCCATATACGAAGCGCGTCTTAAAGAAGCGAAGGGCGTTGATAGTATGGAAGGCTTCCCAGAGCAACCACAGGCAGACGACTTCACAAATATTAGGTTGTAAAACATGGCGCGTGTCTCCACCATAATCACCAACTTTAGAACTGGTGAGATTTCGCCGAAACTTGAGGGCCGTATTGATCTTCAGAAATACAACGAGGCCGTACAGACTCTAAACAATATGCTTGTCTTCCCATCTGGAGGCGTGACTCGCAGACCGGGTTCATTCTTTGCTGGGCGTTCAAAAGATGGCGGCAAAGTGAGACTAATAAATTTTGAGGTCAGTGACGAACAGGCATATGTGCTTGAGTTTGGTGCAAACTACATCAGGTTTTACAAGGATGGTGGCATACTTACAGAGGCTACAACAAACATCACTGGTATTACTCAAGCAAACCCAGCAGTTGTGACATCCGCGTCACATGGCTTGAGTGACGGTGACAGAGTGTTTATCAAGTCTGTGGTTGGTATGGTAGAGGTAAACAACTTGGAGTTTACGGTTGCAAACAAAACAACAAACACTTTTGAATTATCTGGCATCAACAGTAGTGCGTTCACGGCGTATTCAAGTGGCGGCACTGTTGGAAAAATAGTTGAGGTCACAACCACATATTCAGTAACAGACATATTTGAAATCAATCATGCACAGTCTGCTGATGTATTGTTTTTGGCACACAAAGATCACGAACCAGCAAAGCTGACAAGAACCACTGCAACCAGCTTTACGCTTGCTGATATTGACTTTACAGATGGCCCATATCTTGATGAGAATGAAACAACCACAACTTTGTATGCCTCTGCAAACACTGGAAGCGTAAGCATAGTTGCGTCTGCCAATTTATTTGCAGCAACTGACGTAGGGCGTTTGATTCGTTTCAGAGAGGTAATAGAGGTTGAGCATGATGTTTGGGAAGCTAGTAAAAGTTACGCTCAAAACGATTTGGTAAGATTTGGTAACAATGTTTACAAGAAAACTGACACCGGAACAGAAACAAGCGGAAGCACACCACCAGTGCATTTGTCAGGCACAGAGACATATGGCAGTCTTGAGTGGGAGTTTCAGCACAGTGGCTCTGGGTTTGTTAAAATCACAGCCTTTACAGACGCACAAAATGTTACTGCTACATTCAAAAATACAAACGGTGTTTTGCCAGCCAGCGTGGTTGGATCGGGCAATCCAACAACAAAATGGTCACTAGGCGCATTTGGCGGCGATCAGAGCTTCCCTAAAGCTGTTGCGTTCTATGAGCAGCGTTTGTACTTCGCTGGCACTACAGGCCAGCCACAGACCATATTTGGCTCAGTATCGGCTGATTTTGAGAACATGACACCCGGCACAAACGATGACTCAGCAGTTAATTTTACAATTGCTTCTGACAAAGTGAACGTCATCAAGCACCTATTGCCAGCGCGTTTCCTACAAGTGTTGACCACAAGCGCAGAGTTTACCTTGTCAGGCGGCACAGGTTCTACGCCAGTAACACCAACAAACGTGAACGTGTTGCGCGAGACAACATTTGGTTCATCAGATGTGCGTCCTGTAAGGGCGGGAAACAGTACAATCCTTATCCAAAAGGGTCAGGAAAAGGTCAAAGAGATTACGTTTGATTTAGATACAGATGGTTTGCTTGGCATCGACTTGACAATACTAGCTGACCATATACCGCGTGGTGGTCTTACAGATATGGTATGGCAGCAAGAGCCAGAGTTAATCTTGTGGTTTGTTCACAATGACGGGCGGTTGGTAGGTCTTACATATGACAGAGCCAACGCTGCTATAGGATGGCACGATCACACGATTGGCGGTACAAGCGCACATGCAACCATAACAGTCAGTGATTTTGCGAACATAGCGGTAGGAACAACGCTGGTGTTAACAAAGAGCGATGGCACGACTGTTACATTTACATCAGAAGCCGTTGGCAGTTCATCACCATCATCATCACTTGGTTTTAGGCCAAACACCAACAATGACACAACTGCTGACAACATATTTACCGCAATCAACTCACATGCTGATTTTACTGTGGCAAACCCGGCAGCGGCAGTTGTCACCGTAAAAGAAACATCACCCAATCCCGGCGGTTTGTTGAGTATCAAGAGTTCTGACACAACAAGACTAACAACAACTAATCAAGCAGCAGCCATTGTTGAGAGCGTTACATCAATACCGTCCGGGGCAGAGGATCAGGTCTATGTATCTGTGAGGCGTGAAATAAATGGAAGCACAGTCAGACATGTAGAGTTTCTAAAACCCATAGAGTTTGGAACCGATGTTGCGGATGCTTTCTTCTTAGACAGCGGCTTGACATATGACAGCACAGCGACAAGCACTATCACAGGGCTGAACCACCTTGAGGGCGAAGTCGTGTCTGTGTTGGCAGATGGCTCAACGCATCCTGACAAAACAGTGTCAGGTGGTGCTATTAGTTTGGATAGAAGTGCATCAAAGGTGCATGTTGGCTTTGGGTTTAGATCAACTGTAGAGACGTTGCGGTTGGAAGCTGGCGCAGAGGATGGCATAGCGCAAGGTAAGATCAAGCGGATACATGGTATAACTGTTAGATTCTTCAATACGGTTGGCGCAGAGATGGGGCCAAACACAGGCGGTTTAGACAGATTGCCATTCCGTGACAGCAGCATGGCTATGGATGAGGCCGTGCCGTTGTTCAACGGTGACAAAGAGATAAGTTTCCCGGCTGGGTATGAAAACGATGCTAGGGTGGTGGTGAGACAATCTCAACCATTGCCTATGACGGTGTTAGCAATTATGAGAAGGTCAAACACATTTGATGCTTGAGGTAGTTAAATTCAACGCAGATCATGTCGCTAAGATAGAAACAAACTTTGATTTGCCAAAGTCATTCAAAGATGCGTTCAAGTCAGGCGATACAGTCGATGCGTTTACTGTCATGCAGGGTGACACAGTGGTGGCGATAGGGGGCATACATGTGTTGTGGGAAGGCGTCGGAGAAGGCTTCTGTATGTTGTCGAAACACGCTGGCAGATGGCAAACGTCAGTTGCACGATATGCAAAAACGATGTTTGACGGTATAATAGCAAACAATGACTTGCACAGAGTACAGGCAAGCATCCATGAACTAGACCCAGAGGCCATTAGATTTGCTAGATGGCTAGGATTCAAAGACGAAGGCATGATGCCCAAGTATGGGCCAGATGGCTCAAACTATCATAGAATGTCAATGGTGTTATAATGATTGGCGATTTTCTAAGCTTCAAAGGCAATCAAGCGGCTGCAAAAGCAGCGCAGCAAACTGCTGAGTTTAACGCACAGGTAGCTGAAAATGAAGCTGTCATTTTAAGACGGGCAAAGCTGCGAGAAGAAAGTAATTTACGCAAAGCTTCTGAACGCACTATAGCTACACAAAGAGTTGCCACTGCTGCATCTGGGATTGAGATGTCTGGCAGTGCTTTGGAAGCTTTAGCTGATTCATATTTTAACACAGAAATGGATGCTTTAGATATTCGTTATGCTGCTGACATTGAGGAGACAGCAAAGAAGTCAGAAGCTGCCCTTGCAAGAGCAGAAGGAAGAAACAGGGCAACAGCATTTAAGTTGGCTTCTTATCAGTCTTTACTTGAAGGCGGTGAGAAAGCCGCGAATCTTATGGCTTAGTTGAGGTGAAGTATGCCTAAAATACCGATGGTAGAGAGACAGGGAGTATTGGCAACCGGGGGGCTTGGGCCTCGCGCAAATGTTGGCGCGTTCACAGCACCCGGACAGGCATTGACTGGCTTGGGCAAAACTGCATCTGATATTCAGTATCGCTTCCACATGGCAGAAAAAGAGGCTGAAACAGAAAAAGCACAACAAGAGATAGCCACATCTACGAATCAGAACTTTAATAACTTTACAAACGCATCAGAGGCCACAACGGTTCAGCAATATCAAGATGATGCAGAAGCGTATAAGAAAAAACTAAGACAAGAAAATTTAGAGCCTTTACGCAAAAAACTTACAAAAAGACAGTTTCAAAAGGTCGAGTCTCAATTTGAAAAAACGGTAGCTGCAAAGGTTGCTACAGGTAGTCAGGTGGCTTTTGCAAAGCATCAGACCATTAGGGCAGATCAGGTCAACACGACTATTGAAGACACTATGTCTCAAATGCGTGGACTTGATAAATCAAGTGCGCTGTATCAACAGTTACAACAAAACCTTGATGATGGCTTTGACAGATGGGCAGCGCAAGGACTGAAATTAAAATACAATAAAGGCGGTTATCGAAGAGAACTGTCAGCCAGCGCTTTTGAAAATCAAATTCAGTCAGCGGATACACAGGCTGACATAGACAGGATGCGCGGTACACTAGCAGCAGAACGTCCTGATATGACTGCCAAGCAATTCGCTTTGAGGGATGCTGCTATCACAGCGCAAGAAAAGATTGTAGATGATAGACAGGTACAGGCTGTTATGGATCAGCTTGTCAATGAGTCTCCAGAAACATTTTTAGACGATGCCGAAGTTGACAAAGTTATCCAAGACATTAGGGATGGCAAGGTAATAGATGTCAAAAACAACGCGGGCGAACTTGTTTCTGTTGATTTTCAAAAAATGAAAGCCGATAACAGAAGAAAAATTATCAGTAGAATTGAGGCGAGGGCAAACTCCGAAAAAGCAGAAACTCTAAGTGCAAACCTAAATTCTATTGACAAAAAGATAGCCAAATCTTCTTTAGGTCAATTACAAAATATGGAAGATCAAATAACCGCAACAGGCCCAGACGGTAAATTCCTTATTGCGCCAGATATTACAGATTTCCAAGATAGACAAAAAATTAAAAGCCTTATAAATGCAA